CTGCGATGATGGCCGCTCGTGGGCTGTCTGCACGTTACACACAAGCCACCGGAAGCAGCCCCAGCCTTCTTAAAGGTTCGGCTCCATCCACCCGTGGTGGTAATCCGTTTCGTTCGTGGGCGCAGGTATCCGAAGCGATGCGTGACTCACGTTATACTAAGGATCCTGCGTATCGTCAAGAGATTCAGGATCGTCTCGCAATCTCTCAACTTTGAGGTGATCAATGAAACCCGGAATTAAAACTACTGAGTTCTGGCTCGCTGCTGCTGCCACCGTTGTTGGTGGTCTCATGGCCTCTGGCGTCATCGCAGAGGAAAGTTCAATTGCCAAGATCCTTGGTATTGCGGCGGCTGCTCTGGTGGCTCTTGGCTACACAGGCGCACGTCTTGCTTTGAAGAAGAAGGTGAGCTGAGAATGTGGGCTGCCATCATGGCTGCATTCTCTTCCATCTTCAAAGTGTTTCTAGAACTCATCATGGAGAAGGCGAATGAACCGACTCTTGCAAGTGATGCCCCTAAAGTGCCTCGGCGTTATCGTGATGCTTGGGCTGAGCGGGTGCGAAAGTTCACGAGTCGTATTCGTCCCTGAAAGTGATGGACTGGTAAGGCTTGGCCCTGGAATACGGGGTCATGTCTATTTCTGGAATGGTTCCTCATGGGAACTTTCCGGTAACAAGGTAGACCTCCCCGAAGGGTGGTTTGCTGGTGACGTTCAAATGGACCTTCAACCAACTGACTGACGCGGCCCTCTGCGGGGGACAACCGGACTGATCGGGTTAGGAACTGAAGCCATCGAAGTAACGTCGATGTTTTCAACGTATCTTTAACTCTTTCAAAAGGAAAAGCCTCAAATGGCAGATACATATACTGCTTCACGGCTGGGTCTTGCTCAGGGAGGTTCGGATAATTTCGAGCTGTTCCTCAAGACCTTCAGTGGTGAAGTTCTTTCCGCGTTTGAAGAGCGCAATCTTATGATGCCTCTTCACACCGTTCGTACAATTACGAGTGGTAAAAGCGCAACCTTCCCACTGACGGGTGTTGCGGCTGCCGCATATCACACCCCCGGTGAGGAACTCGATGGTGCGTCAATTGACCACGCAGAGCGTGTGATCAATATCGACAACCTTTTGGTGGCACACACATTCATTGGCAACATTGATGAAGCAATGAACCACTATGATGTGAGGTCAATTTACTCCAAAGAACTTGGGTATGCACTCAGTAACCACGCAGACAAGGCGATCATTCGCACGGTCATGGCTGGTTCGCTTGATCAAGCCGATGTTCTTGGTGATGCGTACACTGGTGGCACGATCACTGGTGGAACGACTGGTGATAACATCATTGATTCAATCATTGATGCAGCGAAATATCTGGATGACAATAATGTCCCCGCCGGAGATCGCTGGTGTGTTCTCACTCCAACAGCGTTCTACACAGTTCTCAAGTCTGCTGGTGGTACTGACACGGCTGCTGCTCTGCTCAACAAGGATTATGGCCAAGGTGCTTCGATCCTTCAGGGTGGTCAACAGGCCATGCAGGTCGCAGGTGTTACTTGCTTTATGAGCACACACATCCCGACTACCGACGAAGGTACTGTGGCGGCGGATAATACTCTCGGTGATGACGACATTCGTAACACGCCGTTTGTTGACGCTGCTGCTAGTGGTGCTGCGGCTTCCGAGGGTTACTCGGGCATTGACTTCTCCAACTATCAGGGTGTGGTCTTCCACCGCTCTGGTGTTGGTACGGTCAAGCTTATGGACCTCGCAGTCGAGAGTGACTACATGGTGAACCGACAGGGTACGCTCATGGTTGCTCGCTACTGCATGGGACACAACTACCTCCGATGCCAAGCATGCGTGGGTATCAAGTCCGCCTGATCTTATTGACCTAACGGTCAACAAAAACTAAACGGGTTGGTCTCCGAAAGGAGGCCACCCCCATTTCTCTTTCATAGGAGCCTATGGATGGCCCTCGCACTCACCACAAAGTTGGAAGCTATCAACACTCTGCTGAGTAACGTGGGAGAAGCTCCCGTGAACTCTTTATCTGGATCACTGACATCGGATGTCCGCCTCGCTCAGAACATCCTCGATGAAGTCTCCCGTGATGTACAGAGTGCTGGATGGCACTTCAACACTGAGAAGGAAGTCCCTTTGGCCCCCAACTCAGAGAACCAAGTTGAACTGAGTGACGGGGTTGCTCGTGTGGATCTTGAGGGCAGCAACATTGACTCAAATTATGATGTTGTGGTCCGGGGTTCCAAACTGTACAACCGCAAGGATCGTACCTACACCTTCACGGACACCAAGAAGTACACCGTTACCTATATGTTGGATTGGGAACAACTCCCTGAGAGTGCTCGCAGGTACGTTATGATCCGCGCTGCCAGGATCTACCAAGATCGTCTTGTGGGATCTGAGAAGCTCTCTGCATTCTCCCGATCTGATGAGCAAGGTGCTTTGTGGGCTCTACGGGATTACGAGATGGAGACCGCAGACTACAGTGTGTTTGACAACTGGGATGTTGCACGAATCATTGATCGAAGTAGTGTCATTGACCGGGTGAGTCGAGGCTGATGCTTATTTCCAAGACCATCCCAAACCTCATCAATGGGGTTTCACAGCAACCCGACTCTCTGAGATTCCCCACTCAATGTGAGGCTCAGGAGAACGCCTACCCATCAATAATTGAGGGGTTGACCAAACGGTTGCCAACCGAGCACCTGATGAACACGGGTATCACCACCGGTGGTAAGACCTTCGTTCACACGATCAACCGTGATGAATCGGAGCGGTACTCTGTGGTCCTTCGGGATGAATACATCAAGGTCTTCGATCTGGTCAACCTGAATGAAGAGACTGTGGATGTACCGGATGGTGTGACATATCTGGACACAGATAATGCGGACACCGCTTTTCGTGTTGTAACCATTGCGGATGTTACGTTCATTGTGAATACCGAGAAAACGGTCATCATGGATGCCGCCGCAGACACCCCAAGTTCTGTGAACACCTATGAAGCTCTGGTGTTTGTGAAGCAGGGCGGTATTGTTGGTGATTACACTATAGATGTGGATGATGAAGCCACCTCCCCCGCTGCGACATTCACAGCAGTGGCCGCCTCAACCGCCTCTGCGATTGCGACGGATCTTGCGGGGGATATTCACGGATCAGGAAATTTCTCGGCAGTCGCGGGAAGTCATGTAATCTATATCTCCAATAGTGGTGCTGACTTCACAATCAACGTCGCACACACAGATGGTGATTCAAACATTGAAGTCTTCAAAGGCTCTTGTCAGCGATTCACAGACCTCCCTACTTATGCCAAAGACGGTTTGATTCTCAAAGTGGAGGGTGAACCTTCTGAAACAGTCGATGATTACTATGTGAAGTTTGTGGCACTGAGTGGTTCTGGAACGATTGGTGAGGGTACTTGGGAAGAGTGCGCTGCCCCTGCTCTTGTAGACTCACTTCAACTCGATGCTTCCACGATGCCCCATGTACTGATCCGTCAGGCTGATAGTACGTTTGTATTCAAGAAAGCTGATGGTGGCACCCATACCAGTGATACAGCTCCCAACCCAGTGTACGATTATTCCGCATTTTCGTGGGGAACCCGTCTGGTTGGTGACGCAGATACAAACCCAGATCCGTCTTTCGTTGGGCAAACAATCAACGATATTTTCTTGTTCAAGAACCGTCTTGGGGTACTCGCGGGAGAGAACACGATCCTGAGTGAGTCAGGAGAGTTCTTTAACTTCTTCAGAACCACCGTGGTTGATCTGTTGGATACCGCTGTGATTGATGTCGCTTCTGCCCACAACAGAGTTGCGGTGCTCCGACACGCCGTCCCAATGGCTCAGAAGTTGGTGCTATTCTCAGATACCAACCAGTTCATACTTCAGGGTGGCCCGGTGTTGACACCTAAGACTGTCTCCATTGCGCACTCCACCAGTTATGATTGTTTGTTGGCCTGTGATCCGGTCTCAATTGGTCCGTCGATCATGTTCCCATTCAATCGGGGATCCTACTCAGGTGTCAGGGAGTATATCCCCAAAGACGCTGTAGAAGATATCTTTGAGGGGTTTGATGTCTCCGCGCACATCCCCAAATACATCCCCGGAAAGATCACGAAGATTGCCGCCGCCTCCCACGAGAATGTTCTGGTGTGCATGGCGGATGGGGATACTGATGCTTTGTATGTCTATAACTTCCACAACTCTGGGGTAGAAAGACTACAGAGTGCTTGGCACAGGTTTGAGTTTGGAACTGGATCAACCATACTTGGGGCAGACTTCATAGATACTGACCTCTACTTGGTGGTTTATCGTAGTCAAGGTGTCTTCATTGAGAAGATGGCGTTTGAAGCTGGGAAGACGGACACTGATTCGACTTATGTATCTCGTCTGGACCGAAGGTCTGGCGCAGCCACCATAGACGCCACAGGACAGATTGTAACTCTTCCATACCAAGTGACCGCAGGTCGAACTGATATTCAGGTGATCACCACCGCAGGCGCAAGGGTTCCTGTGACAAGTACTCCTGAAGCTGGGGACACCACAATCACCCTACGAGACCCACTGATTGATGTAGTGGACTATGGGGATGTTACTGATACAGCCTCCACCACCGAAGATGAGGGCGATCTCAGCACCGCCACCGAAACCGTGGATTATGGGTTAATCACCGCTGTCCTGGGTGCGCTTGGTTTCTATGTAGGTGAGGCTTATGAGATGTCCTATCAGATGTCTGATGTAACCCTGAAGGAACAATCCCCCGGAGGTGGTCGCGCGGTTATCACAGATGGTCGTGCACAACTTCGATATGGCACATTGGTATATGCGGACTCTTCCTACTTCTCGGTGGAAGTAACCCAAGATTATCGAGACACCAATAACCATGTCTTCGCTGGTCGTGTGTTGGGGTCTGCATTGACCCTTGGAGAAGTTCCTTTGGAAAGTGGAGAATTCAGATTTCCCGTATTCTCTAAAGCAAACCAAGTTACAATTACGATCAAGAACGATAGCCCACTCCCCAGTAATCTAATGTCAGCGGAGTTTGAACTTAATTGGTCTCCAAGAGCAAAACGAGTCGGCGTGTAGATCTATACGCCCGCCTGTCTGTATTGGAGGATTGCTATTGGATTGCTGAGAACATCCGTGAGGCAGACCGGAATGAGATTGCAGCTCACAGTGGTCAAACACCTTTGGAGGCGTTGGTAACTGGGTTCAGTACATCGGATGTTCCATTCACCATTATTGGTGATGGAGTTCCCGCCGGGATGTTTGGAGCTGGTCCCGCAATCCCCGGTGTTGGAATGATCTGGTTACTTGGTACGGACTTGCTACTTGGTAACACCACCCGGTTCCTGCGAGAGAGTCGATTCTGGTTAGATCAATGTGCTCGCCCCTATGACATGATGTTCAACTTTGTTGATGCCCGTAACACAGTCCACATCCGGTGGATCAAATGGCTTGGGTTCACTCTGATAAATCTCCATCAGGAGTACGGGGTTGAGAAAAGACCCTTTTATGAATTCGTAAGGATTTTCTGATGTGTATCATCGCTGCCCCTGTTGTTGCTGGGATGTCTGCCGCTGCTACTAGCGCAGCTACCACCGCAGCCGTCATGGCAAACCTGATGATTGCGATGTCTGTGGCGAGTACCGCTGTTGGATTCATTGGTCAGCAACAGCAGGTAAATGCTCAGAATGCAATGATGGCCCAAAGACAGGAGTTGGGTACTGCAAGCGCACTTGAGAACTACGCCAACCAAACCAAACAAGCCCGTGAGCGTCAACTCCAAGAGCGTGAGGCGGCTGCTAATGAGATCAACACAGTCCACCGAGAAGCTCGCAGACGGATTGCGACTGCGGAGGTTTCTGGTGCTGAAGGTGGGGTTGCTGGTGCTTCATTGACGCACCTTGTAAATAACTTCCACCGTCAAGATCTTGAGTTTGCGACGAATGTGAGGCGAAATCTGCAATTCAGGGAGGCGAACATTGAGGACCAACTGGAGTCCGTCCGGTCAGGTGCTCAGGGTCGAATCGAGAACCTCATGTATATTCCACAACAACAACCATCGTTCCTTGGCGCAGGTTTGAGGATTGGTTCTGCTGTTCTTGGTGCTTATGGACAGTACAAGTCAATAACTGGGTGGGGTGGTTCTCAGATGTCAGGGCAAATGCCGGGTTATGGGCCGGGAAATATGGGACCACCAGCTCCGGGTAGCCCAGATAATCCTTTTGTTTGGGGCGGAACCCCTTGGAGTTATTGACCTATGGCTAAAAGACAACAAGTAGAAGATCTCAATACCTCCCAAGCAATCCAACCAGTACAACAAGTCACCGATTCTTACATCTCCCCCGGTTACTTCCAAATGCCGCAGAACGAGATGATTGATATTGCCCGTTCGCTTGCGGAGTTCTCACCACAGTTGAAGCAAATCACCGGTGATCTGTGGGAGGACATGGTTGAGCGTGAGACTGAGGAGGGGATTGCTCAGGTCAGTACGATGACTGAGGAGGAGTTGGAAGATGCTCTCGCTTCAGAGTGGCGGAAACAAGGACTACCGGATGGCGCAAGCCCGTATGCTCAGAGAGCAATCAGGCGACATGCCGGGGCTATGATGGCCCGAACTTCTCTTGAGAAATGGCGCATTGAACAACTAGATCGTTTCTCGGATCCCTATAGCACTGAAGATCCTCGGGAAGCCTTGCAGGCTCATTTTGAAACTCTGAACACTGGGGGATTCTACGCCTCTGCTGCTGCTGCTGAAGAGTTCAATAAACAAGCCAATGTGTTCTCACAGCAGGTGTATCAAGTGCGGGCTGCCAGGACTGTAAAGCAGAATGAGGATGATTACGTGGATAAGGTGTATGAGCACCTCTCAAACTTTCCTAAGACTGTTGATCTGGATCTCGGGTGGGCGGGTATGGATATTAATATACCCGTGACCCCTTCTCAAATAAATGAGTGGAAAGCCGGTCTGCTTGAAATCAACAACAAGCACCACACACTCACTGGTAAGTCTGGTCGTGATGGGATGTGGAAAGCAATTGAAATGCGAGCCAAACAAATTGCAGAGGATGATGAAATTTCTGCAATCAACTTCTTGGGTGAGGTGGGTTCTATGAAGATTGCAGGCCAGCGTTTGGATTATTCGTTTGCATCGGAAATGGATACACTTCTCGACCAAATCCCCGAACTAGCCGATGCTGCACTTGTTAGAGACGAAAGACGTGCGCAATACCGCGATAGAGCGGAGACACGAACGGCTAACGAAGTTATTGACCAGTACCTAGCGGAAAAGATCGAAAGCGAAGACCTTGATCTTGATCAGGTCGATGACGATCTCCGTCCAAAACTTGAAGAAGCCGGTGTTCAGAATGTTTCAAAATTTATCCTAAATGCCAGAGCAACAGCACACAGCCAGCTCCGATTGGGCGATGAGTCTGATAGGGATACACTTGAGTATCTCGATAGTATTCGTGCTGATTTTAGGGGTGGATCTCCAACAATGACCCCAGATCAATTTAGAGAAGAGATTAGAAGTCGTTCGGATGATCTCTCACCAAAAGACTACAGGGTATTCCTCGACTTCGCAGATCTGTATGAGGATGTCAAGGGGCAGGCAGGTGAGGCTACAAAGAGAAGTAGACCCGAACTCGCATCCTCCTTGAACAAAATTAAAACCACAATGACAACGACAATGTTTGAGGCAGGGTCCGAACACAGCTCTCGTTCGGGGCAAGTAACCGACGAGACAAGTAGTATTATCGAAGATGAATTGGTTAGAATTCGTCGGGAAATGGATTCCGCAATCAAAGCAGCCACATCGAGTGGTATAGAGCTGGGGCACTCTGACGAGCAGATAGACGCAAATGTCCGTGCTGAAATTAAGAGAATTGAGGCGGAACAAATGGAAGCGCACACCGGCACCGTTCCCACTACGAGTCCTCTCCGCCAGATCACGAAAAAGGCTGGAGAATTTGATCCCCTCGTTCTTACCACGCCCGGGACAACATGGCGTCATAATGACAGTAAGTTTGCGCGCGTGGTTGATGACAACCGGGAAAATATTGTCAGCAAAATAGGGACTCAACGGGAAAAAGCAATGGCCGCTGTTCGTGAAGCGGGGCAAATTAGGTTGGAAGAGTTCCGAGGAACCCGTGTTGCCAGCGACATTCTGCTCCACTTCAACCGTGAACTTAAAATCGAAGAGGGTAAAATTGGCATCAATTTGATCAACGCCTACCCGTCAGCACCGGCTGGTCAAATTGTCGAGGGAATCTCTCAGTTCGCTATTCCGTTTGTTGGTGTGGGTCTCGGAGCTGCTTCTAAGATTGCCGCCGCACCATTCCGCGGTAAAGATCTGTTTTCCCCAGATCCTAATCTTCTTCTGGAGTACCAAGCAGCTAGATCTATTGGTGCAGACCCATACACTCCAGATGAACTGGATATGGCCAAGACGAACGGGAACCTTGATCAGCACGGGGTGTTCATGCCTTCAGATGTAACAAACCCCAGGCGAGTTCTCTATTTTAGAAACATGGACGAAGTGAGGGGTGCGGCGGACGAATATGAGAACGCCGAAAACAAAGCCGACACTTACATCGGTCGCTTGATTAAGCACATGCCAGCTTACAACGATACAACGTTTTTATTCACCCAATCATCCCTTCTTGGTTATCAAGGAACTAAATAATGGCTAGATCTTTCGATGAGATGATGCAGGGGTATTCCTCCTTCCAAGAGAAAGAACAACAAGCCACCGGATCCTCCAATAATCTCCAAGAAGAACAACTAGGATTCTGGGGGTATCTCGGAGACATTGCCGCCGCACCATTCCGCGGTGTCGAGGGAGCCATCCAGGGTGTCTACAACCTTGCAGACTACATGACCTTTGATGCTTTGCCAGACTATGACAACAGACTTCTTGGTAAGTCCTCCACGATGGTCGGTGGTATTGTCGAGGGAATCTCTCAGTTCGCTATTCCGTTTGTTGGTGTGGGTCTCGGAGCTGCTTCTAAGATTGGCGCACTCACCAAAGTCTCAGGGGTACTCACGAAGGCTGAGAAGGCCGCTGGGGCTGGTAGGAAGGCTGCTGCGATTGCTAAGGGGAGGGAGCTTGGTAAGTATGCGGTCGCTGGTGCGGTCACTGACTTCGCTGTGTTTGATGCACACGCGGCTCGGTTGTCAAACCTGATTCAAATGGCCCCGTCTCTTCAGAACCCGATAACGGAGTATCTCGCATCTGACGAGAACGACTCGGAGATTGAGGGCCGCTTGAAGAACGCCATCGAGGGTCTCGGTATTGGTGGTCTCGTAGACACCTTCATACAGGGACTCCGTGGTTTCCGTCACGGCCTCAAGGCGAAGGCTGCTGGGAAGTCTCCTGATGAAGTCATGCAAGCCGTTCGGGACGGTGTTGTGGACATGAAGGGCTACCAGAAGGTTGTGGAGGTTCGTGAGTACACATCCTCTGTCGCGAAGTCTTTGAACATTGGTGAGGATCAAGCGGTAGGTGTGGTCACTCTTATTAAGTCGCTTGGTCTGGATACCAAGACAATTGAGTTCCGTAGAGGCGAAGGTGATGTAGCCACCAAAGGTCTTGTTGAATTTAAAGAGGATGGTACTGCCATCATCACGGGGTTCCGAAATTCAGATGTCTCCACCGGTATCCACGAAGTTGCTCATGTCGCCAGGAGGTGGTTGCTGAACAGGAATCTACCGGAGCAAGCACGGAGAGGGATCAACGAGAAGGAACTGGATCGCATTGAGAAATGGGCGGGCGTCACCGAAAAGGGGTGGGGGCGGGGTGCTGAAGAGAAATTTGCCCGAGGATTTGAGCGGTACATCCGAGAGGGTAAGGCTCCCACCAAGGGACTTCATGGTCTCTTCACGAAACTAGGTGGATGGATGCGGGATGTCTACGAAGATGTCTCTGGTTCCCAGATCGACATTGAGATGAATGCAGAGATTAAGGACATCATGGGTAACCTGATGACCCGTGAGGGTCTACCGGCTCGTCCTGCTACTGGTGGGGTGAGGTCGTTGTCTCAAGGGGCGGAGGATACCCCACGGGTTAGTGAAGGTGCTGCCCGTTCTTTGATGGAGTGGAGTCGGCCCAGTGAGGGTGTGCCGTTTAAAGAGGGAAGTAAGCCTTATGACGATGCGGTCAAAGCGGAATCAGAGCGACTAAGCGGCAAGGGATTCTCGGATGATGGTACAGGAACTTTCGTGAGGCCCAATCTTTCAGCGCATGGACTGGAAGGGAATGCGGTTTACCACGAAACAAGCCTGACCTCTGCTCGTTCAATTATGAAAAGTCTTGAATACAAACGTGGAATCAGGATGCTGGACTTGGATGTAAGCGATAATCTTGATTTGGCGTTGGGCCAAAAAGGCAGGGGTTACATTCTTGAATTAGACCCTCGACTTCTCAATGGGAGGGTGAGTCCCAAATTAGGTGCTGGAGTTATTGAAGGTGGGGGCAGGGAGTTTGTTGCGGATAAGTTTCTAAAGGGTTCACTCAAGGCTGTCATTGTCCCTAACGAGAAGGCCATACAAACCCTGAAAAACACTGGTGCTAAACAATCTGGGGGGCCTGCATTCCTCCCAACCAAGTACCTCGACTTCGATAATGTCACCAAGGTGGAACGTGGATACCGTATCCCACGAAAGCCCCACAAGAGGTTCCAGGGAGAATCGGACCCAAGCATCCTCCGTCAAAGTGATGATGAGTTTTACGACCTCGGC